ATGTAGTTACCAACTGAGATAGATAAGCCGTTTGACTGTAGAGTGACAGAAGCGTTCGTAGCACCAGTTGTACCGGTGTTGAGGAACAGCGAACCAGCGTTAGACGCCATCGCTGTTGTTATACCATTATGACTAGCGGTCATGGTACCATTATTTGAAAGACCGAAGGTGATGCCATTACTGTTTGCAAACTCGATAGTGCCAGAGTTCTGTGTGTATGTACCTGAACCCTTGAATGCTGCACCAGCTCCAGCAGCAACACTAGCGGTTACTGTAGTGGATGCCCCCGCTACTGCAGTACCGAAGGTAACACCATTTGACGAACCAAAGAATAGAGATCCGGCTGGCGCTGTACTGAAACTAAGAGCAACCGAACCGTTTGTTGTAATGAAAGATACACCGTTTGTGTTACCGAACGTAACGGTACCTGATGTAAAGTTAGAACCTCCAGCGGAGACTGCTACACCCCCACCACCAACTGCTGCTGCTGACAACTGGAGAGAGAAGCCAGCACTGTTGTGTGTCATGGTTGCAGAAACGTTTGTACCAGAGAAGGCACTCGCTGTACCAGCATATCCACGAGCATCAAGCGAAAGTCCTGAACTGTTAACGGTCCATGTTACGTTAGACTGTGCTGTGTTAAGTCCTACTGCATCCGTAGATGCGCGTGCTGTTGTGAGTCCGTTATGAGACGCGATAACTGAACCGTTTGAATTACTAAAAGTGATACCGTTGGAGTTAGCGAAGTTAAGTGTTTGGAACGCTGAAGATCCGCCGGAAGCAGAGAACGCTTGGTTGCTTTGTGATGTAAGGTAGTTAGCATTAGATGACTGGTAGTCAGTCTTAACTGTTGCAGTCATAGTACCTGCATTTAAACCGAAAGATACACCGTTACTATCAGAGAATGTGATTGCTGACAAGAGATTGCTTGTAGTACCACCAGATACTCTTATGTTAGACAACGTAGCTGCGTTTGATTGCATTGCTGTCGTTAGATACGCTCCAGCTGACTGTAGTGCTGTAGTGATGTTAGACGCGAGTCCGAAGGTAATAGACGAACCGTTGGTTGAAGAGGAAAGAGATGAACCAACGTTGAGACTAATCTGTCCTGTAGAACCATTGAGAGAATTAACTACTTGATTACTCTGAGCAGCTGTAGTGAGATAGTTACCAGTAGATTGGAACTGTGTAGAGTTGTATGAAGCTGTGATTGTATTACCGTTTACACCAAAAGAAATACCATTAGAGTTTGAGAAGACAGCGGTACCGGATGTCATCTGTGTGGTCCCACCCGAGAGTCCTGAGATGCCTGTTTGTGCGCCACCAACAGCTGGTACTGATGCGGTCATCACACCGTTTGTCAAACCAAAAGTTACTCCGTTTGCATTGGAGAACTGAACTGTACCGGTGCTTTGAATGAAAGTACCAGAACCTTGTAATGCTGGCCCAGCTCCACCCGAACCCCCCGTTGGATAATTTGCAATGTATTTCATGTTATTTTTTGTTTTTTAGCATCTCAGCATATTTCATCTCCACAAATCTCTCACGACCAATGATAGCATTTTCTCGGTCGTCCAGTTCTTTGTTTTTCAAATAATTCTTTTCACGTTCCTTGTCGATAACATTCGAAAATTCATCAATAAAAGATTTTACACGACCGGCCTCTCCACCGATGGCCTCAGCAGTTTTCTCAACCCTAGATGAGTGCGTATCTAGCACACCCTTGATACTTCTGATTTGCTGTACTGTATCTTCCGTCGAAGACTTAATAGTATTAATAATGAGTCCAAGCGCAATCAGTGTATTGTTTTGTTCTTCTGTAGATTTGGTGAGGATTTCTTTTTTTTCACGCAATACTGCAATCAATGCTTCAAGTTCAGCAGCTTCTTGTTTTAACTTGTGTATTTTTTCTGCTTCTTCAAATCCAATTCTTGCGGCGTTGTTATGCGCGTCATCAATCTTCTGTTGTAGTATAGCATTTGATGCAGAAAGGTTTTGGTTTTTTTCTGAGAGTTGTTCAAACTCATGTGTAAGTAAACCGACCTCAAGAGTCAATGAATCTCGTTTTGCTGTAAATCTTTCAACGAAAAGTAATTGATCTGGAGTGTATTCAACCATATTAAAGAGTGGTGTCTATGTACGAATAATCGACGCCGCCAGTGACAGATACCGCTGATGACAAGTTAATGATGAAGGCCTCACCGGTCTTACATTCCCACATACCCGCACCCTGCATACTCGCAAAATCGTCAGATGAGTATGTCATGTACTGCTTAAGGTCCATGTCTACCACATTTCTTGACCCAAGGTTAATCTTAACGGTAACGTCTGCTGAAGGAATCAAAACAAGCCCATGAATTAATAGATTGGTGCCTGACGGCGCGGCAATAATTGTGTTGTTGCCGGATGTAGAAAACCTAAGTGGCAATTGTTTAACATTGCCGTGTACTTGCCATAACATAATGGTTTAATTATACAATTAAAATCAATATATGTCAACTTGTTCTGTCTAAAAATGTTATAAACGTAGATACCCATCCTTTGGCTAATGCTACGAATAACCCCAGTACCAACATCCACCCCATAAGACTTTTTACACCACCAAAAAATCCACCAACATTTTTTGCTTGTATGAGTAACTGGTGTATTTCATCAACCTTTTCTTTCATACCGATGTCTCCGGTTTCCTCATTGCCAAAAATAACACTCATCAGGCGATCATGTTCATCGTCTCTCTGTGCCTTATTTTTAACTACCATGTTATCTATATGTTACAGTAATGTCACTTGCTGCCGCGGTAACGATTGTTAATCCGACTGTGAAAGCGAGGTCGTATTCATAGGTTCCTTCTACAATTGAGGCTTTAAGTGTCGCAATCGTTGCGCCTGAACCAGCAGTGTTGTTGTAAACAGTAATAGCACCAGCCGCAGTTGTGTTAACTACAATCTTGTGAAGGATTCCAGCGCCAGACTTAACTGTGGTAGTGGTGCCTGTTTTAATGTTATTAAATAGTCCTGTTGGTGAAACAACATGCGCCCCCATAATGTCAGACACAGGATTCTGTGATTGCCCGTTTGATAATGTTTGTGGTGTTTCTAAATATTCTTGTGGCATAGTTATTGGAGCTAATGTGCTCTATCCAGTCCCCGAAGGGACTGAGAGAGTACACTACAGATTATGCACCTGTTGAGTAGTACCAACCACGAAGGTCTGCTGCACCGAACTGACAGTAAAGTGTTGCTGTCATGATAAGGTCAAGGTTTCCAACGAAGTCTTCACGAAGGTCTGAGATTTCAAGTGGCATTGATTCAATGTACTGGAAACCAAAGTTTTCGTTAATCATTGCTGAGTCAAAACCGTACCACTGTACTGAAGATGATCCTGAACCGCCGTAAACAGCGAGAGGGATAATTTCAAATGAAGCAGTAGGGTTTCCGTCTACAAAAGAACCAGTTGTACCTGGAGTTGCTCCTGGGTACTTTCCATTCTCGAGAGTCTTCTTGATAGAAGAAGCGAGGAAGAAAGCTGAAGAAGCGTCCTGGAACATGAAAGTGTCAAGCTTTGACATAAGTGGAAGACCACGTCCGTCTTTCTTCTGAGCGTGAAGAGCACGCATAGCGAGAAGGTTTGCAAAACTGAATACACCAGTTGTAGTGTTTGACCAGTTAGCACCTCCGTCTTCACGAACGTGTGATGCTGACCAAAGAGCTACACCGTCAGCTGTAGTTGTATCAACAGTAACAGATCCCTGGAATCCTCCGATTGGAGTGAAAGAGAAAGATGTTGATGCACCGTTAGCGATGATTGACTGTGCGTAGTAATTCTTGAGGTGAACGATTGAGTTCTTAAGATTAAGAACTTGTGACTTGATGTTAGCATCAATCTTAGAACCGTTCTTAGATGTAAACAAGTAGTAGTAAGACTGCTTTGACAAACGAACACGGTTAGTGAAGATTGCCTGTGTGAAAGTCTTAGTGTTTCCTTGGATAGGGGCATCTGAAGAAGGAACTTGACCATCAGCGATAACTTGACCCATAGCGAGTCCTGTTACACCTGTCATAACGTACTGGAGTTGATTCCAAGTAACTGAGTTTGAATACTTTGAGTATTCCTCCACTACAGTAGGAGCTACCACTGGGTAGATTTTCTTAACGCGAGCGTCAAGAATTGTTGAGTATGAAGCGACTAATGACATATATTATTATACGCGTCGAGCGAGTATTTTTCTAGCTGTTGTCGCGCCGACGATCGCGAGCTGTACGAACACACCGGTTGTGCCGGTGACGTCTGTACCTGTGTTGTTAAGAGCTGCTCCTGTAGCTGCAAGAATCATACGCTGACCGTTGTGTGCCGCGTCTGAGTTGTTGACTACATCAACAAGGAATTCATCTTCTCGTGATACAACAGTCATACTGACCGGTGTTGAACCAGAAGCGAGTGTTTCGTTAGAAACATAAAGTACTTGGTTAGCTGTAGTAGCTGCTACCGCAAGCTGTAATGCTCCACCTGAGAGAGCGTTGAAGTAGAGAGAACCGGTGGTTGTAGCCAACGATGATCGTCCAACTGAACGCACATCTCGTGTGTTTTTTGGGGTTATTAAAGTAAATGACATAATTTATTTGTGAATAATGTGGTTGATTGAAACCACCCTGGTAACAAGTTACCAACCGAACTCTTTGAGATCTAACCCAGCCTCCTTCATTGTAGATGCAAGCTTTTCATCGGTCTTAGATACACTAGGAGCTGATTGTGTGTTTGAGGAGATAGAGACGAGGTCTCTTTTGTCAGCAGACTGAGCCGCGCGTTGTGCGCGATTGTCGGTCTTAGGGAAAAGGTAACTGCGTGCCATATCCATAGCAACTAGTAGGTCTTGTTTAGACGATGTAGGTGTGATATTAAATCTCTCTACAACAAACTGTTCTAAGACATCTCGTTGTGCTTGGTTGGCTGCAATATCTTTATGAGTAGCATAGAATTCTTGCGTAGCGGTAAGGTGCTCTGCTTGTCTTGTTTGACTAGCGAGAGTTTCCTGTACCATCTGAGCTACTTCATCTTTCGACAAGTAACCCATCTTACGTAAAGCTTCTTTAGCTTGTTCTTCTTCAGTTTGAACCTCTTGTGACTGGCTGGCCTCAATCTTTTCTGGTGCTTGTACAGCGTCAGAAGATTTGTGATTAATTGCAAGTTCCTTTCTGAGGGATTTTATATGTTGAGCGAGAGCTGATTTTTCTTCAGGAGTTTCTGCTTGTGCTTTTGCTTGGCCGGCATCGTAAATTTGTTTACGGATGTTGTACTGCAAATCAGATTCTCCTTCGTACTGTGAAGGTGGGTCCGAAATCTTAATTTCTGGCGTAACTGGGTCTATCGGTGTGTCGACAGGTTTTTCTTCTGTCTTAGTAACTGGTTCCGGTACTGTTTCCTTCGGTGTCTCTGCTACCTGCTTAACTTCTTGCGTGTCATTCCCTGTTGTTTCTGTAGTAAGCTCTGGGAAGTTTAGAGCATCTACGTCAAATGTTTCTGGTTCCATACTACACTCGTATCGCGGAGGTTCGCGTGTTGATTATATTGTAATACATTAATAATAACTTGTCAAGCTAGTAAACCTTTCTTTCATCAGCTTTTATGTCTAATTGCTTGATGATTCTAGCTGACTGCTTCTTAAAGTAATCTGTCTCGAAACTTGATGGACGACCCGGGCCACCTGTGAATACAATACTACGTGTATCGTAACGTACTAGACGATCTGTAAAGTCTCCGTTGGAGAATTCATGCTCGGTGAGCACCTTAGGAATAAGTAGTGTGTAAATGTTTGTAAGATCGTGCTTGAACAAAAGTGTCTCTGGGTATTTTGAGAACACATCATTCTTAACTTGTGTTTCAGTTCGGTCTTCTGGTAGAAGTGTACCGAATGACTTTGGTGCATATACTGGCACCTTGCCATCTCGGAAGTATTTCGCTGGATCGTGTTCACCCATAAACTTCTTTACTTCTGAGGTGGATAGATATAGTTTTACTCTTGGTGTTGTTTTGTAAGCACCCGTCTCTGTAGGTTCTACAAGGTCTTCATATCCGTCGTATTCCTTAACTGGTTCAATAATTTCTTCAGGCTGTGTAGCCGCTTTTGTTTCTTTCATAGTTTTTAGCTAGTTTGTTAAATCTCCTTAGTCTCCTCGGAGGCCCGCGCTTTCTCCAAAGCGTCGAGTTGTGGTTTGAAGAACTTCTCAACGAACTCTTTTGATTCTTCGGCGAGAGTTGTTTTAGCTTCTTCAAATTCTTCAATAGGAACTTTAATAACTTCTTTACCTTTAATGGTACAGAGTCGTAGTGCTTCCATGACGAGTGCGATTCCAAGAGGTATGTGCATTGGAGCGAAGAACTGTACAAGCTCACCTTCTTTAATGTCTTTACTTGCGTTGAAATAAATTGGAACAGCAGCTTCCGCTGTTGGTATAAAAGATGTGTCAGCGGTTGTGAGCGCCGCGGCAAGATCTTTCTGCTTGAACTGTTCGCTAATGATAGCGAGAACATCACTTGCTGAAAGTATTGCGTAATCTTTCCCCTTAGGTGTAATCTTGATTAACTCTCGTTCGATTGATTCTTCATCGTATTTAATATCAATACGGATGTCATCGTTCTCGAAGAAGTTACCTTTTGTCTTCTTGTTTTTATGTAGTAGTTTTGCCATTATTTTGTAGGTTTAATTATTGAGTTATTAACTGTGAACTGCACCATGTCTTTAATCAGCTTGTCAATTGCTTGTACACCTGCTACGTGAGAGATAGTGTCAAACTCATTTTCTTTAAGCCATTCACCATACGGTGGACGTAGATGATTTATAACAGCAAAAATAGCCGGTAGTTTATCCGGAGTAAATATTTCTTTTATGAGCGAGTCGTATTGCTCAAGGGGTGATTTTGGTTGGTTCATATTATTTCGTTAATAGCGACGTTTTATAATTGTATATTTTACCTGCGTAAGTATCTGTCTTCTTGTGGCACTCTATACATAATGTTCTTCCGTTCGATAATTCAAATCTTAGCTCTGGAAATAATGAGAATGGTTTGATATGATCTGCGTTTAGATTGCCACCACGTTTATTACAGTCCTGGCAAGTGTAGTTATCTCTTTCATACACTTGTTTTCTCCATTGAGCGTATTCTTTCGTATTTCTTATTTTTTGATTTTCTGGAGTTTTTCCTCCTTTCCACCAATGATGTCTTTCTCCTTTTGGTAATTTGCCAGAATTAAATATTTCCACCATCTTAACTCTTCTTTCTTCAGACCATTTAGTTCCTTTTCTATCAAATTTACTAGATTGGAAAATTTTCTTTTCTCTAGTTTTCCAACTATTTTTAGCAGAGCAAGAATGAGAACAAAATTTTTGAGTTGATTTATTGGCTCGTTCGTATACAGTTCCACAGTGTAAACATATTTGAGAAACTAATTTTCTTATATACATTTTTAGCTAAGCAATTTTTTATGACGCTGCTCTCGTCAAGGATGCTTGAACCGCTGCCTGCATGGGTGACTGATTGAGTGCTCGTTCTTGTGGAGCTGGTGCTTGTGTAGGTGAAGTTCCATCCGGCATTACGCTTTCTGTTGGGCCTCCTTGCATTGGCTGACCATCTGGACCCATAACGAAAGGTTTAACCATACCACCTTGCATAATCATGTCGTACTGTTGCTTTGGAATATAGTCGAAAATATTCTCACGCTGTACTTCCAAGAAAGTCTTGAGTGATGATAGTTGTGATACAGCTTGGATAGGGTCTTGCTTAGCGAGGCCGAAGATAAGTTGTAGTGAACTCTGGATGAGTGGGAAGAGTTGCATTGCTGTCTGCTTCTGAATTTCTGCAGAAGGAAGTAGCATCGAGTTTGGATCAATCTTAAGTAATACCTTGTCGTACCCTAGCTGGTCTGGTGTCTCCATACCGTAGATACTTGAGAGCATTGATGACTTCGAGATGTTAACAGTAGGTGAACCGAACTCTTGCATTTGCTGCTTTGAGAAATCTGAGTTAGCTAAATCTTCTCTTGAGTAATCAAACGTCACCGGCACATTCTGTGATGAGTACACACGGATAGGATTGTTAGCTGAAGGAATACCGTACTCATCGAATTCATCTGTATCAGGAACTTCTGATTCACCTTCTGTATGAGTAAAGTTTGGGTTAGCTTCTACGAACGCACGTACTTCATCTTCATTAACGAACACGAACTCGCGGGGGTTAACTTGATCTTGTTCAAGCCATGAGAAGAATATACAGGCATCATTCTCGAGCTGTTGCTTGAGTGAGTTACGAGGGATGATGAGACGGTTAAGCGCAGCTTCCTTAAGAATAACAGTAGCACCGAGTGTTGTTTCAGATGAAGACCCGGACACGATGTTATTCACACCAGTATTCTCTTCGATGTCTCGCTTCTGAGCATCAGCGTAGTTGATGCCAAGAGTAACGTTACCAGTCGTAAGAATCTTTTCAAGCTTGGCTCCGTTAGGAAGTTGGTTGATACGATTAGCTCCACGCTTGTATGTTAAATCTCCGTTACCGGTGATACCGGATGCGAAGAGTAGTGGTTCAATTTCTGCAACTACTTGTTCAGCGTTGATTGAGTTGATGTAGTTGTAGATTGCAGCGTTACCACGAATCATTTCGTAGAGTCCTGTGGTGTATGGATTCTTTTGATTGTTAATAAAGCAGTGGCCAACAATAACTGATCCGTATACTTCATCGTTAGGCATTTCGCCATCATAGAAACAAATATTATCAGAAGCAATGATGTAACGGTTATCAGCTGGACTCTCATAGAATGAAAGTGTTACGTGAGTAGTTGCTTTTTCTGCATCCTCATTCATAGCTTCTTGCGAAACACTTGCAGACTGTTTTGAACGCTTACCCATTTTCTTCTTAAGCTTCTCGTACTCTTCTTTGGTGATGTCAATTTCGTAAAGTACCTCAGGGCGGTTTACGTTGTGAGTTGGTTTGTATGACAACCCAAGCCATGTACGTCGAGGGTCAAGTGGTTCACGGTAGATGTCATCAAATACAATCTTCTTAGTCTTAACACCGTTGATTGTCTTATCAACAACATCCTGCTTAGGATAAATTCTCCAAGCATCCCATCCGAATGTAAACTTGTTCTGTACAGAAGTCTGAATCGTCATCTGACCATTCATCTCAGGTACTTCCCATGAGCGCTTCCATAGTTCTTTGTACGCGCGAGCTTTAATCTTGTTAGTAGAGTATGTATCTCCGTCTGGAATATTTGCCGCAATAGCAGAAGCAGCCACTAGAATCTTTGAGAAAGCGAGTGGTTCGGCGGCGCGCGGTACATTAGAAACATCTTGTTCCATCCCTGATACACGAGGGAAAATAGCCCAGTCGGTAGAGCCATCAGCACGTAGTGTTGGGTACATCACCATCGTACGAGTTGACTCGTCAATCTTTCTTTTTACAACACCGGTGTTAACGAGATTCGCTTCGATCTCTAAGCAGAGTGAATCGAATTCTTTACGGTATTTGTTATTTTTAAGTTCGTCTTTCTTCTTGACGAGGAAACTAATAGACTTATTGATAGTAGGGTTGGACTTATCTTGTGATTGGTCTTGCATTATAAAATAATACCATTTATTTTACTTCTAGTCAATGCTTATTGTCTAATTTTGTGCAAAAATTACATTTAAAAGACCGATTTGTTTTGGTTGATCTATTTTTTCTGTTGTTCCTTGAAGTACGGCCACAGCAATAGCCCATGAGATGACAACGTCGTCATGCGCACCGGCACTTGCTTGTGGTTTACCACGCTTATCCCGGACAAAGGTGAGTATCTCGTCTAAGAGTGGGCGACAGTTAATCATCTCCGTGGAGTTAAAGTGTTTCTTAGCTTCTCCCAACATAAAGTCACGGTTTTTCTTGTTTGTCAACCATCCGTATGATTGTGTTGGTTCTTTGGTGATGCGGTCTACCTCAGTTCGTATGTAAATGTTTGGGTATCCAGAGTTACGGACTTCGGTGTTAACCCAGTTACCGTCTTTGTTAAACTCGATAGCAAGCATGGCGTTGTTATACTTCTTACCAAGCGCCATAACAAGCGAAGCGAATTCATCTGGTTCGATATGCCCACGATACAATGCTTTTACTTGTTTGTCAAATCCAAGCACCGCCGCTACTGTATAGTCACCATTAAGTAATCCTTCAGCAACGTCGGCACCTATGACGTAGTTACGACCCGGTCGTACGTTGTCGTAGATGTAGAGGTCACCTCGGTCATCCTTCTCAAAGTTTCCGTTAATGTATGAGTATCTCTGGTAGTTCTCATCACACCTGTCGAGGAATGCAGCAGCTTTACGGGAAGAGAAGTACGGGGATCCGGAACTAAGGAATGCTTCCATCGGATGAGTCGGGTACTCTTGATGTAGTTTGTCTATGTCTTTATTCGCGTTAATGTACTTCAAGTAGTAGAAGTTCATCTGCTTGTCATCCAGCTGGTTCTCCTCCTGATACTCAGCCCAGTTGATTTCGCACTCTTCCATCTCATGAACGTGGATAATACCGTCTTGGGCAGCGACTTCTATTTCTTCTGTGTCCCACGTCCAGTTATAGAATGCAGTTTTAAAGTGTGCCTTGGAGAGCGCCGGAGTTACCGTATCGCGTATCTTCCACGCAGGCATGAAGATGTCGTAGAAGAGTCCGGATGCTCCCTCAGCGGTAGATTCAATAATAGCCTGACCACCTACCGGAATAGCAGGTAGTGTACCGGTGACTATTTCCTCAGCACGGCCTTGATAGAGTTTAGCAAGCTTACCTAGTTCTGAGATGTGTACACCCACACTAAATGTCCCAGAACGAGCAGAGTTACTAACACCGATAGCAGATACTGAACCATCGGGGTAACTAAACTGCTGGCGAGAAGCTTTAGTCTGCGACATATCGAGTATGCTTTTGAGATAAGGATTGAAATTTTTGATTGCATAAATGATTTTTCTATTAAATATTTCGTTCGCATCTTTAAGTGTGTGTGCGATCTGTAATGCTTCCGAGTTCGGACGAAAGATTACTTGGTCCAGGAAGTATAATGATATTAGCGTAGTAAACCCAAGTTGTCTAGCTTTGAGGATAGCTATCTTCTTATACCCGGCAGCTAGGTAGTTCTCAAAGAAGTGTAATTGAGCTTTGTTTAATTTAAATAAGGAGCGTCTACCGTCCTTAGTCATAATATAATACAAATGCTGAAGACGCCACAGCGTAGCGTCCTTGTGCGAGAACTTATCAAAATGGAACTCTATAAGATAGTCAGTCTGTAGGTCTATGCTTAGCTGGTTGACTATTACTTTCTTACCGTCAAGTTCGGTTTGTACATTGAGTAGTTGTTCTATCACTACTCTACAATACAACATTATTGTAATGTAGTCAATGTGTTGTTTATATTCTAACTATTAGGTTTTTCCTAATAGTATAAAGTAACGACGGGTTCTATATCCCTCCCACTCCTCATTTTAGAGCTTTTAAACTAAGTTCTTTTATATCCTTGTATTATAAGGTATATTTAGACCATAGTTTCGTGAGTCGAGATATCGATTTATGTCGTCACAACGATGTTATTCTTGCAACCAGTTGACCTTATCCCTCGAGTGATCAAATTTTTGTCTGGCCAAGACTTAGGTATCTGCCCTGATGTACTCTGGAGGTCGCTGGTCGTCAACCCGTTAGACGTTGCCAGCAATGTTCAGAATACACCAAGTAGTTTAAGTCAATGTTGTTATAGCTGTTTTTCCTTAATACAGCATGTTGTGAGTCCTGGTGCTAGTGTATAACAACATGAAAAATAAGTAAAGGTAAGTTGACACTTTGTGTAAATATTGTATAATATAGTAACTGACGTACTTACTTTGTGAGGAATACCGAGGTACAAACATTCCCTTTTTGGGGAATTTTTGTTATGATACTACCATGAAAGACATATTGGTCAAGAGTTATTTTTATTTAAATCAGGGTGTCGGTGTCCTTAATCAGTTCCGGAATCTTTTCTTAGCAATCTTTGGGGTGTATCTAACGTTGAAGTTGACAAGTCCAATACTCATAGTCGTGATGTTTATTGTGAGTGTACCTATACTTATTGTAGTGGGGTATTACAACATTCATAAAATAGCCAAGACCAGTGAGCAGCTGAGTATTAAGTACGGTACACACTACGGGATCAAGCAGTTTGAACTGATGGAGGAACAGGTGAGACTCCTGAAGGAGATACTGGAGAAGAAGTAGATGGTAAAAAAATTATAAATTTTTATGGTACCTTGTTGGGAAGAAGGGGGGTATTGGGGTTACTCTTACGGACTGTATAGGAGTCTCTTTTTCTTTTTGTTACCCCTAGGGGAGAAGAAAGGGTGGCCACCCCCTCCCCGAATATGGGCTTGACATACCACAAATACGTGTTGTTATATAACACTTGACATAGTACCCCTAGTGTGTTGGTATATACAAATAACACCACACAAGTGGATAGTGTAAATTGTCGAACAATATCTATTTTACGACATTAAAGAAATTGCCCGCCATTGCGTGCTATTCTTTGCCATCGACATCTGGTACGTCTTGCATCACTTCCTGCACTTGTGAGGCATTTTGTGCCCAAGCTGTGCGTGTTATGTTGCCGTTTTTGTCTGTGCTTTCTTTTAATGTAACCTTTGGTGTGAGTGCTGTATAAATACCCATGAGGTTTTTACCTATTCTGGACGCTGTTTCTGCTGTAACTAAGTCTTGTGGATCTTTCTGTAGTGCTTCTGTAACTATTTCTTGTATTGTGTACAAGTTTTTATTGTTTTTGTCAAGTATCTGTGTCTGTACTGTGATATACGCCTTTGTGCTTTCTATAAGCGTGGGCTTGCGTGCTGTTGTTTCACTGTAGCCCGCTCTCAGCGCGCTCTCTTGCTTGTTTTCTCCTGCTAGTCTATTATGTATATATTCCGTAACATTTTTTCTTGCCTCTTCTTGTGAATGTTTCATATCAGATAACTTTACCACAAAAACATAAAAAACACCACTGGTCAAGTGATGTTTCTTATATCATATATGGTATATCTATTTTATATACCCATTCTTCCATAGCCACCCTACACACACATATAGCCCGCCTACAGTTAAGAGTATCTGTATGATGTTAGTCATGGCCTGTAATGTAGTTTTTAATCGCAAGCGCCCAGTCTTTCACCGTGGCGTCGTACCATATCGCGCAAGCGTCCGCTATACTTTCACACTCGTACTCTTTCATGATATCGCTTATCGCGTACATGTTGTCAATGTTAAGATATCCTAACTGCTCCGCATAGTACACACTCGCGATGTCATCGCCACACTCTAACGGATCAAAGTCCTCTATGTCCTCATACTCTGTGCCATCAAAGAGTGCTAGTGCCTCATACATGATATGATATGACTGCTCGAATGGTATATTGTCATTTGTGGCCAGCTTCTGCTGGATACCGTGAAAGAGCTCGTCCTTTATCTTCTTGTCCAGCTCGTCCCTGTATACAGGTTGCCCGTCCTTATCCGTGATGTCCTTATAGTACATCGCGTCAAGTATAATGTTGTAGATGTCTTTTGTCATAGTGTTATTGTTAGGTTGTTAGTATTATCCGCGTAACACTCATCACTAAGCGCGCATCCGCTCCACAATAGCGCCCAGAATGTTAAGAGGATAATTATTATTTTTATAATGTCTTTCATGTTATAGTTGCTTTTTAATTTCTTCTCTTAAGCGCTCCACTTGTCCCGCCCAGTACTGTATGCCGTGCATGTCCGCCAGCGCTTCGCCGTGATCCAATAAGTATTTCACGTTGCCCTTGGCTATTTCTAACAGCTCCACAAGTTTTTCAGTTGTCATGTTGTTATAGTTTAATTGTTAGTCTTGGATGTTTTTGTCGTGCTTCCTGTGTAACCGTGTAGCCCTTCTCATCCATTGCCTTTAATAATATGTCCCGTACGTGCTCCAGCTCTATCACGTGCAAGACATCGTCCACGTATACCTCACACTTCACCGCGCCCGCGTAACCGTGTACAAAAAGTATTTTTTTCATACGTTTACAGTTAAGTGTGCAAAGCTGTTTAATGATACAGCGCGCATCTCGTTGATAAATTGCTTCTCTTCATCCTTGTATAGTCCAGCTTGTATAAACTGCTCCTCCATACTGTTTATCACTGCGCATACTTGCCCGTATGACATACCGCGCTTTATATTCTCTTTCAATATGTCAATGTTTCTTTGGTAGTTTTTATTAAGTGTTTTCATATTTTTATAATTGTGCACATGATACCCCGCCATTAAATGCTAGATTATATTCTCGTACCAGATACAACGCTTCTCTTCTGCTTGTTGTAGTATCTACCGTTTCATTATTCCACTTTATTTTATATGTCATATTTTTATAAGTTAACTTGTGAGTAATCTAGTGCCCCGTCTTTGATCATCTTGCATAGTATCCTGTCCCCTAAGTCATCTCTAAAGTCCACGAATGATATCTTGCCCCCAGAAGCCCAGCCCCCTTTACACGCCCTAAACTGTGAGAGTCTGTAGTCCACTGTATACAGCACTCTATTATATTTATATTCTTGTAATTTCATAGTGTTTTATTTTATACCCCGCATTAAGATCCGCGCCATTAAGTCCGCCTTAGTCATCACGTGCGCCCGCATTGCTTTATAGTGTTGTTCTTTTGTCTTATACATGCTATATAGTGGCGCTTCTTGCCTTTACTTCTTTTAATAAGGTTAACGTTTCTTCATCCTTGCTTATACTGTACACATAATTTCTATCTGCTGGCGTTGCCTCCTTCTGTGCCTGTGCTCCACGTGTGAAGCTATCCGCGATCCTATCGCTATATTCTGCAACCAGTGAGTCATACAGCGCCTCACGCTTAGCAGTCCACCGTGCGGGACGTACAAGCGTAACAGTACAACCTGTATATGCTAGCGCGGACTCAAATGCGCTCCCTTTTTCTTGCTCGAATGGTATAACACTTAGTGTATAGTTTCTATCGTATAGCTTGCCTTTAATTTTTAAGTAATAGTTATTTTTCTCGTCTGATGTTTCATTATATTTTTTATATATCATTTTTTTATTTTATTTTATTTTTTTTATTTAATAATTTATCAGTGCCCCTAAGCTCTGATATACTCAGTGTACACAATACCCGCATATATGCAATAGCTTGTCCACATCTAACAACGCAACACAAAACAGCACTTGTCAAAGTGCTTATTTTATAAGTGTTTTTATTCTATTTTACTTTACAAATCCAAAAGATATGTTATAGTTTTTCATCAAAAACTCCTAACAATAGCATGTTATTGTTGATGAAGTCCTGTAGCGTCTTGGCCTTCTCAGGTGAAGATCTTATCTCGTTTACAAGCTCTATCAGTCCCGCCTCAAAGCTTGTAGGAAGTGGCTTGTTAGTATCTTGACAATATTGCCAAAGTGTTGCGCCGTTAGTTACACCACGACACCACACATCTATTAAATCGTCAATAGAGTATACCGCCATGTTATCATGCAACGCTTTTGTTATCTTGTCAATAGTCTGTACTTCTTTCACATCATCTTCTGTGAAGAACGGGCTGGGAATTTCTGGATTTTGCTTAATAGGCGAATTCAAAATTGGACTTTCGAATTTTTTGAGATTTGGTTTTTTATTTTGTTTGTCACTCATAGGTTTGTTGTTGTTGTTTAGAACTTGATTACAGGCAGCCTACTGTCGTGGATCTTCTGTAGCAGGGAATTGTATGCTTTGAGTATTGTTGCTCGTAGATTGTTTGTCATGATGTTTACCATAGTTCTCGTAAGCGCAATCGCCACAATAGTCCCATGGGAAGTATTTTATATAAGTGCAAGGGCTAGAATGGTATGTCGCTAGGGAAGTCTTCTGCTGCTGGGTTATTGCTGGGTGCACTGGTGGCAGGTGTGACTACTATAGTTGCAGTACCTCCGAGTTTAGCAATCATATTCTTAATATTCATTATATCTACCTCAACAGAAGACACTCGCATTGCAAGCTTGTCCTCAGCCTTTGGTACCTCATAGTTTAAAAAGTCACCGTTCTGCTTTACAATAACATCTACCTGATCTCCTTCCTTCCAATTCTCGTTCTCACGTCCTTTGAAACCTGATAGCCACTTGTCTCCGTGTTCTACACACTTAACAGACATCTTTGAGTAAGGCTTACCAAGCTTACTCATAAGAGGTGTACCGTCTTTGTTTTTATCAGTTGAGAATACTCTTGTTAATGTTATTTTGGTGATTGTGTTCATGTGTGTTAAAAACTTTTTATGAATTCAAAGTTTTTTTATTTTGTTTGATTTAATATTGGAGGACTTTCGTCCTCCTAAAAGTGGTTCCATCCCGTTTGGATCCGTGGCTTAGGGGCCATAGTTATAATATCACATCTAATAATAATTGCCACCCCAAGGTGTGGACAACCGGCATCAGATGTAGAAGATTGCTGTGATAGTGATGTAGGTTTTCATGGGATAAATTTTAATATGTGAGCTACTACATCTACATTAAAAGCATTTCCACAACACTTGTAACGCTGTGTATTTGAAATGCCTTCTGTGTAGTTGTCTGGTAGCCCTTGTAGGCGTTCACACTCTACAGGTGTAAGTTTTCTTATCTGATTTTCAGAGTGTATCTTTGGTATAACACCACCACCTGTTCCTGTTGGTATTGTTGGAGCAAGTCCTTCAACTCCATATACTCTTCTTATTTGCTCATATCTCTTCGCCCACGTTCCCTCGTCAAGAGTTGCTACTACAAGCTGTCTTCTACCTTTTTCTTTGTATTGTTTCCAGTTAGCACCTTTGTAGTAACTAGCATCTATACAGTAAGACTTCAGTCTATCTGTATCTGCATTTTCAATAATATCTTTTAATATAATTCCCCTGTCTTCTGGCAAGGTCACTTTTGGTATATTAGTCCAGAATAATCTTTTTCTGCTCTGTGCTGACACTAAAGAAGCATCTATCATTATTGGCTCTACACCCATTTCTTTTGTAATCAAGTCTTTCGCTTCTTTTGGCATACTTGCCACGTTTTCAAGAATAAAATACTTAGGTTCTACCTCTTTGAGTATTCTTACATACTCCCAGAATAACCCAGAGCGTTCTCCGTCTAGTCCTTTACGGTCTTTCTTGGCGATTGATAAGTCTTGGCAAGGTGAGCCACCAACAAGTAAATCTATCTCTGTCGGTAATACGTCTAACCCTACGACACTCCCCAAGTTTTGTATATCTGGGTAATTCTTGTGTGATACTTGTATCGCATACTTATCTATCTCACTAGCGTAGTATGTTTCTACTGGTATTCCTGCACGTTCTAGTGCTACTCTTGCACAACTGATTCCGTCAAAAAGGGAGAGGACTTTCATTCTATTATAATTTTATTATCTTCTTCGTAGACGACTATTCCCTTTGGCTTGAGATACGCCATAGCTACTTGCTTTAAGTGTCCTTCGTTCCCTGGGTTCATTCGTACAGGGAACCTCATGGTGATTGTTAGTTCTTGTACTCTAAACTCCTCAATCCATTTTTCTTCTTGTGTTTTTTCGTTCATGGTTATTTCATTAAGTGGCTTATAATCGCATCATGTACATCTGGTGTTCCTGCAAACAAAACGATAAGCACTAGGATAAACAATAAAATCATCATGTCTGTGTTCATTTTACTTTCATATTATTAATAATGGTTGATATGTCTTCAATGCTAGTTACATACTGTTGTCCGTCATCTGAATAGTATTGTTTCTTCTCCACCTCTCTCTCCACTTCCGAGAGGACTTTGTTACGTTTTTCTGCGAGTAGTTTAGATATGAAGGCTATGAATATATGCCTTGTACTTCTGTCACAAGTGAGACCACTTACTACGTTATGTATGTCTATTTCTGTATTCTTTTCAAAGAGTAATTCAAACTCCTCCTTCCAGTTTTCTTGTGTACGTTCCACACCATGTCCTATATCCTTCATAAATTCTTCTTCTGTGATTGGGTTACCGTTTGTGTCTTTCATAGTTAAGGTTTTGTTAGTGTTTTCCTGACCTATAGGTTAGGTTTATGTATTTTTACTTATTCCTTTAATGTACCCAGCACAGAAACACAGCACGCAAAGTATAATAATAGGTATTGCCATAGTTTGATAAATATGCTACTTAACTAGCATTATTTTATATTACCATTTTTTATTAATGGGTCCAGGTATTTATCCACAACTTTCATTCTGTAATGAATACTGGACATAATCTTATAGTCATGTGACTTCGGTGGTTGGTCTTGATCCGGTAGACCGTCGTACTTAGCCCGGTTCTCCATCACCTCGTAAGCGAACTCCATGCCTGCTACGAAGGCAGCCTGAGATGACATACTCCAGTCCTGGCGCTGGTGCTCGAACATCCTACGCTTCATAAGAACATAAATGTACTTCTCGTAGTTTATCTGGGACTTGAGAATTCTAAATAATGTTTTTGGTACTATCATATTCTTACTTCTGAGTACATGGCTGGGATTGGTATACCCTCAGCCAATCTCTCTGCATGAGTCTTACCGCCAAACTTATAGTTGTCTTTAAATGCTACCCAGTACCAGTCACACTTATCATACTGCATTTTTTTAATGTATTGAATGTTGTTGATAATTGATTTTCTGATACTCGGTACATACAAAACAAGTAGTAGTAGCTTGGCATACCTCCTGATGTTAATCATGACCCCCGGGGATTCTCTTTCTCCCCATATCTCCAGGAGTCTTTTTGTTTCTTTGATTGGTGATTTTTTAAAGCTGTCGACTCTCAGCTCCGTAGCCATGTCCTGCAATCTAAACCTGTAAGCGTCATCATACTCAACTATGTGCGCCACAGCATACGCCACCTTGTCAGCTAATTCTTTACCAAGAGTTGGTGTGAAGAGTTTACTTAAGAACACGTACATATTAAATGACGCATCACACATGTACTTTCTCTTAACTTTAAACTTGAAGAATGCCCTGTCAAAAAACCACACGAACTCGGTTGCTAGTTTCTTAGGAAACAAAAACAATACAGGAAACTTGAGATATAATCTCAGCTGTGACTTAACCATGTTAACTGCGTGGATGCCAAACGGATCCGGAAAGGCTTTGTGTGGATATAAAGCATTCTTAACGTACACCAGGCATCCGACAGACTCCACGAGTTCTATTTTATCCACGTCAAAAGAAATGACATCATCTCCTATGACATATTCTGCTTCATTCAGGTAGTAGTCTTGTGGTATTGTTAGTTGTTCCATATGATAATTATATTATTGTCTCTATTTCTATTTCTACTTGGCCCTTCTTATAAATTACTAATGCTGCCAAGAATGCTTTGGAGTGTTTCTCGAAGTCATACCGAGCATCTACCTCAAAGTCATTTCCTTTCTTACCGGACCTTATAACAACAGCTCCCACGATGTCCTTATCATACCCCATCTCATTCCATGCTAACCAGTACGCTGCACACTGGTGGAAGTAAGAGTCACCGTAAATACCGCTACTGGTCTTGAAGTCAGCCATGTACTTCTTGCCGTTGATTTCTAGGAGTAAATCAAAGCTACCTGCAAAGAACCACTTCTTGCTAACAGCACTCATCTCAGACTCAATGAACTTCACGTGGTCCGTTGGTGCTAAGTTGATAGAGTTCTTATCGTATGAGTTCTTCTTGAGTTGTACCGGCTTACGTCCATTACACCAGTCCACAAACGGTTGAAGTATCTGGTGTAGGTCTTTGTCATCTGGTAGTGCTGGTATAGGTTTATTTTTAATGTGTGCCTTAGCGTATGACTCTACCCATGCGTGTGCTTGAGTACCGATGTCCATCGCTTCACCAGAGACACGCTTGGATGCCCAGTCTTTCTCTTCGAGGATCTTCTTAATCTGCTCGTTGTCTTTCGTAAGACAATCTTCGTAAGCAAGCTTGATTGCCCACTCGGTTACTTGTGGTTTGGATACTACGTTGAGGATAGTTGTGACACCGGTTACTGACTTACCATTAAGCAAGTAACGCTTCTTACCTCCTTCGAGTGGTCTGAACTCAAGTATATCAACCTCCCCATTATCATGCACCATTTTTGTTTCTATAACGTCATCACGTTCTGTTTTAATTATCTTCATGTGTATATATTACCACGAGTGGAGTTAGGGGGTGGGGATAACTAGTAAGAGTCCAGCTCGGCATTGCCGGTTACGAGTTTGGTGGGTAATACCTTCCCTTGTACCAGCACAATGTCAGCCAGCCACTTCTCACCATTGAGGTAGGATAATGGCGCTGGTATATATTGACCGCTGTTTTTAACCCAGTCATGACCAAGAACTCTTTTTGGTAGATCCGTAAGTATGAGTGCCTGTGTTACAGAATCCAACTTTACCCACTTACTTTTACAACGTGCTTTATCACCCTTCCTACGAGAAGGAAACAACCTCCAAAACTCATCAAAAGTTTCCTGCGGCTTTTTATCTTTATCTATATTCTTATCTATATCTATATCTATATCTATATTCTTATCTATATCTATATACTCCGGTACGGTACCGGAACCGTTCAGGTACTTTTTATCCTTATAATTCAAGACTTCGTCTGGAATACTCTCAATGTCTTGGTTATATATTGTTAATGTAAGTCTTCCTTTCGCTGGGCCGACATAACTCGTATCTCCGAGGATAACCCAGTCATCTTTAAAGTACACCAGCTCGGACTCCTCCAACTGTTTCTTAACTAACTTAAGTTGTCGGTGGTCGATACCGGACTGTAGACACAGATAGTCTTCATCTAACTTAAAGAAACGTGTGGTGTTTCTATCAGGGTTTGTAATAAGGCACAAGTACACCAACTTGGTGTCGATGTTGAGGCCTCGAAGTTTCTTATCCTTCCAGATCTCTGTTTTAACTATTGCTGTTTTCATGTCAAAAATTGCTATTTAATAATAGCCGAAAAATTGCAAAAGAAACTGTTCTTGTCACCCGTCCTTACCCATTGTGAGAATAAGAACGAGCAGCAAGAACACACAATGTAACCTTTCGGCTCCAACAATTATATCATACTTTAGTAAAACTTCCTAGGTCCATCTTCGATTCTCCTGAGAGTATTAAATATATTTATTAACCACTCACCAATCTTCTCAAGACCATCGTAGACAACTTTAATAAGTACACCAAACCCTATAATTAATATTATTGTATTCATACCCATACTCTACCACATACCACAACTTACGCAACAGAGTTATACACACCTTGACATATTTTGTATATATTGTGATACTATACTAAATGAAACTTGTCAAGATTAAGACTCTGGAAGCAAGAATATGGAAGTTGTGCCGTGCTATCATCCGAGCTAAGTATGGTATTGACAAATGTTTTATCTGTGGTAATGAAGTAACTGATTTAAAGAAACTACACACAGCGCATCTATTCAAAAAAGAGACACTTCCTTTACAGCTAAAATATTCTTTAAGAATATTAAGACCATGTTGCTACACTTGTAACAGATCCCGGCATGGTAATGAGGGATGGTTTGTAGTAAGACTCATCGAAGAAGAAGGCTTAGAGTATTTAAATTATATCATATATGATATAAGAAATTTGGAAGACATAACGTCGGCTCCACTCAAGCGTGAATTCCTCTTGGATTTGGAACAAAAATATGCTACCATGTTGTCGTTCTCACCAGAGGATGGCAACACCTGTTAACTAATATTGACAGGTGTTCGTCTTTGTGGTACAGTATATTTATGAAATTCACAATGTGTTACCCACTTATGTTTCCGTTTGTACTATCACAGCCATGGGGTTTGAATAAAGAGTTCTACGAGAAGATTGGACTCAAGGGCCATAACGGTTGGGACTTCTCTTGTGTCGTTGGCACACCTGTGTACGCTACCCATGACGGTAAGGTAGACTTTGCTGGTATAGACGGCACCGACTCTAAGACCATCGCTCTCGACACTCTCCAGGAATACGACCATGAGGGACAGAAGGTTAAGTTCAGAACCATGTATGCTCATCTCTCTGATTACTTTGTCTTCCCTGGGCAAGTAGTAAAGAAGGGTGACAAGATTGGACTCACTGGTAATACTGGTAGATATACAACCGGACCACACCTCCACTTCGGAATCAAGCCAATTATTAACTACTCACCAATAGATGTGAACAATGGTTACAACGGATGTATCGACCCCATCCACTTCTTCGATGGAACATATCCAAACGCAGATGATTCAAAACTCAAAGCTGCTAAGTTCGCGCTTCGTGATTGGCAAGTGTCAGTTGGCATCATGGACTTTGCGAATGAAACAGATTACAAAAAAATTAAGTTTGGACCTAAAAGCCAAGCACGCTTTAATAAATAAATATAATATGGAACCAGTAACAGTAGCCACAATCGTTCGTAGTTTTGCGGGGTTAATCATGGCGGAGAATTTATCTCCTCGTAAGAAACAATTGCTTGTCATAGGCATTGCGATTGTTTTCTTTTTGGGTAATCAGGTTGCATCAGGTGTGTACACATATCCGGAATTATTTACTTCACTTCTTGAAGGATGTACGGCGGGCCTTTCAGCTATCGGTATGTACGAACTTACGAAGAGAGGTGTGGACAAGACACCTGTACAAGAACTTGGTTAGGAAGTACTATAGCGTGAGGATATAAATTTCAGCCCCCTAACTATTCATTAAATTTACATCATTTTGTTAATAATTAGGGGTCTTAAGTTTATATCTAAGTTCTTTCACACATTGGTGGCACTCATAAGAGGGAATCCCCCCGCCACCGCCATTTCTTTCACAAGGAGAAACCATGAAAGCGTTCTTCACACAGTTGGTAGACAAGTGTCTGGATAAAGTGGTTCACTTTTACAACAACCTTTTCTCGGAGTAGCTCATGAAGACCCGTGCGCCCAACCCGGTTATCCCCGATTACACTCCCAAGAAGCGTGTTGTCGAGGAGAACACTATCCCTCCACTCCCTCCATGCCTTCATTGTGGCAACAACATTACCGATGGGTTCTATGCTCGTTTCGGTGATGGTGGTGTCTGCTCGAAGACCTGCATGAAGGAGCAAGACAAGAAACCACGTTATCCTCCACCTTCCCTTGAGTTCCTACAACAGTTGGAGCAACACGATGATCTCGACTTCGACTCCGACATCTCCGCTTAAGTGCTATCACTGTGGTGGAGAGATTAGAGGTGGTTACTTTACAACTTTCGTTGAGGGAGTTCGTAAGGACTACCACGCACATTGCCAACCTCGCTTCTTTTACATTGACAGGAGAAAGCCATGTGGAAAGCAATGATACTCGCCACGACTTTGTTCTGTGGCACCGTCTACGCCTTTAACCCATCGGTTGAACTCAAGGAGTCAACCATTCTCGATGATGGGGACTGTTTCTTCGATGACAAGACGCTTAAATGCTTCCTGTTGCAGAAGGGAGAGAAGTTGTACATGGTTGCTTTTGACAAAGAAGGTCTGTACCTCGTTTTTCTCGTCAGGGAAATCAAAGAGCAGTACGAAGAGAAAGAGATGCTTCGTATGTGGAAACGGTATCGTTTGCGTGACATGGTGTAATCATGTACACGATGCGCCAAAAAGACGATGTATCGTACTTCATTGAGTGGAGGTTGTGTGCCAGTTGCATGAGGATGTTCTGTCTTAGTACGACACCCCACGTGATGATGGTACACAAGGGAATGATTTTTCAATCCCACATCAGGTGTCCACCTCTCAAGAAGCAAATGCCCAAACTCATCGGAGGTTGAGATGATACTACTCTTAGCAGAAGCCATCAAGCGCAGCGGTGGCACGGATCTGCAATACTTTGAAAGTGCGTACTACTGGAAGTATCAAAAACAAACTAATTGCTTTGGTGATGTGCTCGCGTACAGAACACAAAGCTTTATCCCACACTACGTCAAGGAGTTCCTGGCTCATGTATACCGATAGAAAAAGACCCCACTAATCATGGGGTCTTACTTTTTGTAAAGCACTTCTTATCACAGAAGGCCTTACCCTGAACCTCCCAGTAGGCACGAAAGAGAGGTATGGGTTGCTTACAACCCTGACAAACAATTTTAGCGTCCATTGAAACACCTCCTGATAGCGTAACTCCTTAAGATGGAGATCAACGTAAACCACAATCCCATTTTAAAGTTATCCGCCAGTGGTATGTGAATACCAAACCACGGGAAGATAATTATTTGGCTACCACAAGCTACCAAGTAACCGACCAATACGTTGACCAGCGACTCAATGAAACTCTTAGTTCTCGTCTGCATTTTCTCACTCCTTGTCCCCGGGTGGGGCTTCTTGACATTTTAGCATATAAGAGTATAATTAAAAAGATATACATGCTAGTGGGCGGGCATACACCTGACATCCACAAGGCTCGGAAGTAGAATGGAACTCCCTGTCGCTATTTCTTAAAGAGAGACACTCCGGTGTAAGTCCGACAACGGTGGAGTCGCTTGTAAGTTATCGTGTATGACACTTACCGGAAAGGTGATTAAATTAGCAAGAAGCGTCAACTTAGGTTGGCGACTTTTTGTTTTATCCACAGTTCCACCTTTGATATTTGACAAAAATGTTTATACTGTAAATGGCATTATCAGCCAATACATGAAACTATCATTACCATATTCGCAAAAAGAGTTTGAACGTTTACAGATTATGAAGAAATTAGAAGTAGAGAGACTTAACAGAATACACTACAACGTTTACGAGCAGCGTAAACTACAGTCAGAAAAAGTTTTATGTATAGTAGACGAATTATTCAAATATATAAACATACGAAGCTACAATAAACTAGCCAAGAACGTATGTAAGTTCGGGCACGCGGAGGACACCGCAGAGGTATGTGAAAAGAGGTTCCACAATACATTAGCAAACTACATCTCAAACGGTAACTGCTGCAAAAGCTGCAACTCCGTAATTTTAAATAGAACAAAACAAAACTATGTACCGGATTAAAATTGAAATCATTAATGAAAGACATGACGAGCTATTAACAAAGCAGATAAAAGTTCAAACACTGGACGGTATATTAGATATTGACTTGCCATCTTTGTATGCAGAAGCACAACAAAATGAATTATTTGATATAGGCCAAGCACCGGAATACGACGATACTGAAAATTATCAAGACAATAAGGGTCTATAACATAAATGTCATCTTGACATTTTTTAATATATAACATTGACATTTATAACAATTTGTTTTATTGTAAATCAGTTGTTACACTACATATGGCAGTTCATTCAAATCAACCAAAGGAGTTCACCATGGATACGAAGCAATTGCGAGAGTTCCTGGTCGAACACCAGGACAAGGATCGGCAGTGGCTTGCAGCCAAAACCGGAAAGTCTACGAGGACTATTAACGAGCATCAGGCGAAACTTCGTGCAGAAGGTTTGATTGAGGTTTCTTCTAGGGTTGGTGTTACAAAACCAATCCTTACCGATGAGCAACAGTTTGCGCTTGACATGGAGAAAGTCCGTCTCAAGCATCAGGAAAAGGGTACCGATAAAAAATACAAGGTTGCTATCGCTGAGATTATGAAGTTGCGTGATGACATTGAGCAACTGTCGGAGATGAAAGATACTGTTTCAAGCTATGTTATCAAGCCGAAGACTGGCAAGAAACATGAAGCTGTGGCGTTTGCAATTCTGTCAGATACTCACATTGAGGAAAACGTCAAGCCTGAAAGTGTTGACGGCATGAATGAGTACAACCTGAAGATTGCTAAGAAGCGCATGGAAGCATTTTTTACCAACACGGTTAAGCTCGTCACCAAGGAACAGCAAGACGCACACATTGATACACTTGTTCTTGCCGTTCTCGGAGATTTGATTTCTGGGAACATCCACGATGAGTTGCTGGAGAGTTGTGAGGTGCCACCGATTGAGGCGGCCATCCTCGCTCAGAACTTCGTTACCTCTGGTATTGAGTACATACTTGCTAACACGAAACTGAATCTGATTGTGCCGTGTTGCGTGGGCAACCACAGCAGGATTACACAACAGGTACATGTTTCTACCGAGCAAGGGAACTCGCTTGAGTGGATGATTTACTGTAACCTCGCAAGTCACTTTAAGGGAAACCAGCGAGTACAGTTTGTTCTTTCAAAGTCGTACTTCACATGGGTCAAGGTGTTTGACTTTGACATCAGGTTCCATCACGGACATGCCATGAAGTTCGGTGGTGGGGTGGGCGGGTTGACAATCCCTGTCCTCAAAGCTATCGCACGATATGACCTGTCCAAGAAAGCATATCTCGATGTCTTTGGCCACGTACACACAGCCCTCGATGGTGGTAAATTCATTTCCAATGGGTCTATGATTGGGGACACACCATACGGCAAGAGACTCGGATTTACAGGTAGGGCGCAACAACAATTCTTTCTCATTGACAAGAACTATGGAAAGACAATAGTTGCTCCAGTGTTCTTGGATTAAAGGGGACAGCTTCGGCTGTTCCCTCTTTATTTATGTTAAAATATGTCTATGAAAAAATACAAACTAAAAGATAAAATAGTGTTCGACTTTAAGAATGATTACATTCAGTTTATTCCTAATAAGAAGATGAAGTGGAACTGGTTTTCGTTTAACTTCGCACATATCCACTTTGAGAAAGACATTCTGTCTGGGCCTGCATATGATTTCTGTTTCCAATTAATGGGGCTTGGTTTCTACGTTAGGTACAACACTGACAAAGCAATGCGACTATATGATAAGTGGATGAAGGAAATAGATAAGGGTGATAATTACAAGTTTGTTAAAACAAAGAAAAATGTCAAAAAAACAAAATGATAAACTAATGATTACAAAAATATACACTAATTTAATTAAGTAATATGTTACCAACAAATGCAAAAGAACGAAAAAATGTTCCAATTTTTAGCGGTTGTCTCATGTACTTCCCTAAAGCAATAGCAGAAGTTGCGAGGTTGTCTTTTATCGCCAACGAGCAACACAACCCCGGCACCAAGATGCATTGGGATAGAAGTAAGTCTGGTGATGAGCTGGATGCGCTTACTCGTCACCTCATGGAAGCCGGATCCGTAGACACCGATGGTATGCTACATAGCACCAAGGTCGCTTGGCGGGCGCTTGCAAATTTAGAAAAAGAACTTGAGGCAAATGAACTTAAGAATCAACCACAATAACAGTTTATCCACAGCTACACCTGTAGATATTTTTATTTGTATGATACTCTAATCTTATATGAAAAAAGAAACAAAAACAAAAAACAAAACAACCAAAAAAGTTACCAAGATTGTTCCTGATTACAAAGCAATGTACGCGTCAATGAAGGTTCTTGCTGACAACCTGTCAAAGGAATTAGACCGCAAGTCAGACCTCGCATTTGAACAAGCCGCTGTTATTTTTGAATTAGAGGACAGAGTTAAAGAAGAAAAATTTAATACAGTGTTATGGAGTTTTTCTGCGGTGTTAGTCGGTGTCGCTATTGGGTATTTCTTCTAAATGGCAAAAATCAGTCTCAAGAATTACGATGAGCTGATAGTAACCGAGAAAGAAGCAGAGAAAGTTCGTTTAGATAAGGAAAAGGATCAAGAGTCATATTTACCGTATACCATAAGTCATAAAGACGGATTATGGGTTGGTACAATACGTGACGTTGGTCCTATTTCTTTATCTGAAGTAAAACGTCCTACTCACTACTTAAAGCGTGAAGACATCGAAAGATTCCACGTTACTCACGGTTACGGCAGGTATAAGAGTGAATACATTCAAGGGTATGGATTGTTAGACGTCCCGACGCAGTACATGATAGGGACGAAGCAAGCCAAGTTATCAACAGATTCACATGGGAGAACTCACCTTGTGATGCTACAATCTAACGAAGCAACAATAAAGTGGGCTGAATTGTGGCAGGATTACCTTACTAAACTAGATCCATTTAATGAACTCAGACAACAAGACAATCCAATCGACAATCGACCATGAGAAACAGCTCGTGGGGTGTCTGCTACTTAACTCAGAATCACTCTCAGAAATCGACCTGACCCCGGAGGATTTCTTGGACTCTAATTGTAATAACACGTATGCTGCTATTATTAAGTTAGTTAACCAAGGTGATATTATAGACTTGACAAGTGTAAATAATATTGTACATCTACCAGAATTCCTTGTAGAGTGTATGACGGTGGTTTCGGCGCCGAGTGGCTATCCTTACTACGCTAAGATTGTCAAAGAACGTTCTGTCCTGAGGAAACTCCACTCTATCACAACCAATGTTTCTGTCAAATCCGGGAATGCTGAACAACCACCAGAAGAGTTGATAGAGTACATAAACCAATCACTTGCTGACATATACACCGCTAAGACAAAAGACACGCTTACCTCACAGGAAGCGGTGGATATTGTCATGGAGGGAATCAGAATAAAGATGCTTAACCCAACTGACGTTACGGGGGTGACTACAGGGTTCCCGTCTCTGGATGCAATTCTCAGTGGGTTACATAAAACCGACCTTGTTATATTGGCGGCCAGACCAGCAACGGGTAAGTCAGCCCTTGCCTTGCAATTAGCTAAGAATGTGTCATTGTACGGAAGTATCCCTGTAATGTTTTTTAGCCTAGAAATGGGCACAGAACAGCTTGTTCAGCGTCTAGTGGCATCAGAGTCCAAGGTGAGCATTTCAGACCTCGCCACGGGCAGAATTGACGAAAATGAGAAAAACGCTCTCGAAATAGCCAGTAAAACTATAGGTTTTTTACCACTGTTTTTCAACGATAAAGTGGGACTAAAATTAAAAGACATTAGAAGGCAGATAAAGGCCCATAATCACCGCCACAAGGACCCTGTTGGGATGATTATCATAGATTACCTCCAACTCATGGCTATCGGTGGTGCTGGTAGGGATAATATGGTTCAGGTGGTGACAGAAATCTCCAGGGGGCTAAAGATGATAGCTAAGGAGTTCAACTGCTGTGTCCTGGCACTATCCCAGCTATCAAGAGATGTGGAGAAGCGTGGCGGTAAGCCAAAGCTTAGTGACCTTAGGGATTCCGGATCGCTGGAGCAGGATGCTGACATAGTGCTTATGCTTTCAAGTGAACATAAAGAACTTGACAGTTACGGTAATCGTGGTATTGAGTTAGAAGTAGCAAAGCACCGTAGTGGACCAACAGGAAGTTGCTTCTTCAACTTCAAGGGAGCTAATATGACATTCACAGAAACCCAAGATATTAGCAAGTGGGTAGATTGACAATATTAAATTAATGTGTTACTTTGAAACTGTGAAATACACTATAAACACCACGTATTTAAATAAGACAACAGGTAAATGGGAGACGGAAAAGGAGTGCGAATACCTTAAGCAAACATCCCAAAAATGTTAAACTTAAGGGGTGCCCGGGCCCCTTGGTGAGCGGTGGACGCATACGTTAGCGTCGCAATATGATAGTCTTTAAACGGTTGCTTGTGGCGCTGATTTTATCAGCCACCATAACAACAACAGGAATGAGCGCGGTACAAGCTCCTGTTCCAATACCTACCGTGACAGTTGTTGAGGTTAAAAAGCTTACTGTTGACGAAGCCATCGTTAAGTATTCAGACCTCTACAATGTCAATCTCCAGCTTATGCGGAGTGTGATAAACTGTGAATCTAGTTTTAATCCTAATGCTATTGGTGACAACGGTCACTCCCGAGGATTAGTTCAGATCTACGACGATTATCACCCTACTATTAGCCACGAACAAGCATTTGATATCGAGTTTTCTGTGGAGTTCTTAGCAAAGAACATCTCACGGGGAAGGGGATATCTTTGGACTTGTTTTCGGAATATAAACAAGGCCCCTTAACGGGGCTTTGTTATTTACCTGCTCTTGCTTGTTCTAGGTAATCAGAACTCGTTGCAACAGCTTTCTTTAATTGTTCTGGTTTCATGTTACCCCAACCGCGTCGGTGTGTAGCAAGAATCTCATCATCCGATAGCCCGTGTGACTTTTGCCACTTGATTTGAGCAAGGATGAACTTATCTTGTAGCTCCGGAGAAGCTAAGAATTCTTCATCGGTTACCACTCTACCAAGAAACTCTTTTGATTTTTCTCTCAAGCGAGCAGAAGTAATCTGATACTTCCCGAGGTCTTTACCAAGAGGTGATGCGGGGCCGAGCCTTCTATCACTCCACTTAGCTGTCTTGTACGGATCTGCCTCACCGCGAGTCTCTGCATTAGCAATCTGTGATGCAAGTACTTCTGTGTTGTCTGGTTGTACTTTTACTGGTTCAGGTTCTCGTTGGTAGGTTTCTGTGCCATATTTTTCTTGTAGCTTACTACCAGCTTTTATACCAGTTAAACCTAGAGCACTAATAGCAGCTAAAGTAGACACAATATCTTTGTTAGCAAACCCAGGCAATCCACCAGACTTACGGGTAGCCTTGCTATAAAGTTTTCTCTGCTCCATAATTTCTGAAAAGTCATCTATAAACTTTTGAGCATCTTCTTTAGTTTTGAAGTTCTGTTCTTCTAGGATTAGATCACCATTCTTTTGAAATTTTAATGGAGATGCTTCTTTCTTTATATATTTATATTTACCATCTTCATCCTTAACCCTAACCGTCACAAACTCCCTCATCTTTCTTCCATTACTATTTTTACCACTCGTAACACCAGCTTCAGGCAAAACACCGTTTTTATTACTTTTACCACCCTCTATATACTTAATTAGAGAATTGTATCTATCAATGCCGTTTTCATACAACATGTCATACAAAGATTTTCCTGCTTCATTTTGTTCTCGTACTGATTGTCCTGTGGCATCTTCTAGTTTGTTAAGGTAGTTAATTATTTTTTGTTGATTTTTATCACTGAATGACTCTAGTGACAACGGCTCTGTCTTTACACCGTTCTTGTCGTACATGTCCATGTATGATTTTGTTTCTGCTGAAAAATCTCCATATACGTTAGGGGCACCTTTAGCTGCAGGAAGTTTGGGGTCTACGGTAGCATACTTACTGACTGGCTTAGGACCCATTTCAATCACAGGAAGATCCGCATCTCTCTTTGGAGTAATGGTGTTAAGTAGTTTATTAACAGCGTTGTTTTTTCTGATTGCAGCTTCTCTCGTTGCTTGCTCCGCTGCTTGCTGTGCTGTTCTTGTTTCAGAAACACCAGCTACGTTCTTCAGAATACGTTGTGTATTACCAATTAACTCACTGGAAGTAATTGGCCCCGCCTTACCAGACATGTCACCGAATAAAGCATTGTTCTTTGCTCGCAACATTGTCTTCTGGGCAGTATTAGTTAATCTGTGTGCACCGAGGTAGGCGAGGGGGTTATTACCAGTGGCACCCGCACCAAAGAACCCGGCCGCCTTATTAAGTAGTTCAGACGGTTTCTGTCCAGGGAAGCGTGCCATAAGTTCAACAACATCCACACCCTGCATTAAGCGTGAGTATTCTTTATTGACCGCGTTGATGTGAGCGATGATGGCTTTTGTTTGTGGGTCTGTAGCATTCTTTTCAGCAGCGTTGAGAGCATCTCTCATTACGTTGCCGAGCATACGAGACACAGCACCTTTGTTCTTAGGGTTAGTGAAGTCAAAGTTAGCGTCACGACGGATGATGCCGGCGTCTACGATACCGAAAGGATTACCTCTGTTTTGTGTATTTATAAGTGTGGCAACGTAGTCTTTTATCTTTTGCTTGTCGAGGTCTGTTATGTATGATTTGTCGAGACGTGCGTAGAAGTCATCGAGGAGTGCCTGACGATCTAGTGGTACAAGTGGGAGCTTTTCATTTCTAACTTTATCAATGATGGGATTAAGCGCCGTATCCATGAGGTCATTTGCTTTGTTCTCTAACGCAAGCTTTGTATCAGCAATAGGATTATTTGTATTTTGTGCGTGCTCCATCATTGCCTCTATACCATCATCTGTCAGGTTCTCTGCTTTCTCTGTGCGTGTTAGTTTAGAGACACCATAAGAATTATCAATACCTTCTTCGATAGACTTTCTAACTTTAGTAACTGATTCAGATACTGCCGCGTTATCATACTTATTAGATGAAATAAGTTTCTTATAAGCGGGGCTTTCCATAATCGCTTTTATTTTAGCATCATCACCAGACTGTACAGCAGTATCAAGATCCGTTATAAGTTTTGCAGTAATACCTTCACTCTTAGCAATTTGATTTGATACACCTTTAAGTGTTGCTCCACCAGCAAAACCTAGAGCTCCACCACCGAGTGTTGACAAGGCAACGTCTCCGGCATCTCCACCTTCACTCATGGCGATAGATGCGCCATAACCAGCACCGAATGGCACTTCTTTGGCACCAGCCCTAACAAGACCAGATAATGGTCCGTCGAACTTACCAACAGCGTACTTACCAACTCCTTGAAATCCTTCAGATACAGCCTTACCTTTGCCGAAACTGGCCAGGTTGAGTGCTGTCATTCCTGCCCCACCGACAGTCTTCTCAATTTCTTTACCTAAGCTTACTGGATTACCTTGTTCATCGTAACTGGGAGCAATGACACGAGGTGAATTAGGGTCACCTACAATATTTTCAAATGAAGGAAGTGACTTCACTTGTTCGTAACTTCCACCAAGCGCATTAACGGTTGGTCCAATTACACGGTTAGCTGCTTCTATACCAATCTGTACAGCGGGGTTATACATACTACCAGCAAACTGTGTAGCAAGACCAGCTGGTGTGACTTCTTCTGTCCCATCCATACCTGAAAGTGTCTCAGGTGCTTGGTAGTTGCCAGCAAGAATACTCTTTACGTCCTGTTCTGCTGGTATATTTCCCTTTAACTCTTGGTAGTACTTAGAAACATTCTTAACATAACTAGGTGTATCATATTTCACACCGAATTGGTTAACACCAACTTTAGTTTTCCATGAGTCGTTCTGTAAACTACCCTCTCCAGCATTCCATGCAGCTGCAATCTGAGCAGGGTTATAGCCTTTTTCCTTCCATGACTTAATCTGTTTGTAAGCTACCTTGTTCTGGTTCTCCATGGTCATAGGGGCGTTCTCATCTCCAAGATGAGTCTTAGCCCAACCCTTCCATGTGTCTGGCATGAACTGGTAAGCACCGTACTCACCAGAAGCACCCTTAGCATTATAAGGGTCTTTACTACCAGCTGACTCTTGACGTTTTATGGCACTAGCTAAGTTTTTGATTGTTGGGTCTAGTGTTTCGTTCATATTACCACTCCTCGGCGAATCCGCCGGCGTTATTTTTGTTTGTACCGTCTACGATACCAGTATACTTTTTAATGTAATCATCGAGTGATGGTTTAGGCATACCAGCTTTCTTTGCAAGTGCTGCATCCTGAGCGAATTCAGCAAACGCCGCTAGGTTCTTAAGCTTCTCACCAACCCTCTGAGTAGAGTCGATAGCGAGATCTGGGATGAATGTCTGAGCACGTGATAGTTCTGAACCAGTAACTGCGGCACCATAAATGTTGTTAATGATTGGAGCCGTGATACGTCCAAGTACTGCTTCGAAGTCTTGGTATTTCTTTGTTCCTTTACCACCCAAGAACACACTGTATTTATCAGCAACGTACTTGTAAGGATTAGTTTCAATATCTTCAGGAAGCATTGATGCAATTTGTTTTGTACCAGCGGTAACTTCATCATAAGAATCAAACTTCTGACGTTCACCTGTTGACATGCCGTTATACAATCCTGACATCACAAGTGCCTTCTGTCGGTCTGCTGGTAGTGATGCAAGGTATGCAAGGTTCTGAGCACGCTCGTCTGCTGTACCGCCTTGTACGAGGCCGTTAATACGAAGACCTTCTAACCATGGAGATGAACTCATATCTGCAAGAGGTGTAGATGACGTTTTAGATTTTTCCGTAGCAGCTCGATTCTTTTCAGTATCAGATGCACTGTTAATTAAATCAGCATAGTGTTTATCTGCCATAGCTCTTACGCCCATTATTTGATCATAAGAAGCGTAGGCCCCTTTTGGTATAGAATATAAACCGGTTCCCTGTGCACGGTCTTTGAGCATTTCAATTCTTAAAGCTTCTGATGTTGGCATGTCACCTTGGTACCCACCTTCCATACCAATACTACCAAGAGGTAATCCTGATGATTGACTGTTAGTTATATCTTCCACGGTCTTTGATCTGTTACCGCCGACGTCAGTTAATTGTTTTTCTGGTGGTTGGTTAAAAGATGGTACTCCAAGGCCTTGTGGCACTTCAGGAATTTGAAAAGGTTTTTCTGCTGCAGGTGTATCTTTAAAAGGTCCCATTGGCTGTACCTTTGCTTGCTGTGGAGTAAAAGGCATTTGAGGCATTACAGGTTGGTTAACACCATTGACATTATAAGTACCGGCACCATTAGGTAGTTGGTAGTTTGGTGTAGCAAAGTCAGAGTTAGCACCTGTTTGTGGTGTCTTCTTGCCATTAAGTATATTGATGAGTGAACCGATTGGATCTGCCATATTAGTATATTAATTTTTTAGACGCATAATTTTTACCAGCCTCAAGACCGCCAACAGCTTGACTAAACGGATTGTATCTATAGGAGTTATTTAGTTTACCAACATTACCTGTTGGTGATGCCTGATACTGATTTATTGTTGGTAGATTACTTTGAACTTCCATTCCAATATCTGGCTGATTTTGTAAACCAAGATTATTTACTTTATAAGAAGTGGTGTCGTAAGCTGTTTTATACTTATTGTTATAAGTATTTGCAAGTGAATTCTGTTTTTCCTGGTATGCAGTACTCCCAAAACTACCCCTTGATGCTGAGTTACTTGTTAGGTCTGCTATATCAGATTTTATGCCAAGATTGAGAGCATCTATTGTATTTTGATAATCTTTTGATAAGTAATCACCACCAGACCTTGCACCTTTATTTGCTGCTTCCAAATTCTCACCGTAAATTCTTGTAATTTCATCATTCAAATCTTGGTGTGTTTGAAAAAATGGGTTTACCCATTCTTTTGATTTAGAAGCTCCACCTATCCCCCAGTTTTGTGTCGGTTTATTATTTGACATTATTGCCATATATTGTATTATACTACGAAATTAAGTAAAACACAAACATAAATGCTGTGTCTGTTGCAGTACCTGCTTGATTAAATGTGTAAATTGTTGTAGATGTAGCACCTACAGTCACGGCAAAACTCTTGTCGGATGAGCCAATAAGATTAATTATTGGTAAGTATTTATTAACAGCGCCTATGTTGTGTGTGATTGTGTAGTTACCATTAGAGTTTTTAATAACACTCCATGCTGACGGCAAGAAAAAACCACCAGAGTCCTTAGCTCCACCTGACGTAACATAACCCATACCTATCACAGCAGGTTGAGGAAATGATGCGGTCTTATAGAATTCAGGTGTATTTGGATTTGATATGTCGATACTAGACCGATTACCAAGTGAATCAGCACGTGAATTTTCTTGCTGTGATTTATATAAGTTAATATCTAACATATTAGTTTGAATCGTAACCCATATCATCAAGAACACGTATCTTTGGTATTCCTACTTGCACCTTGCGACCATTTGTTTGACCATACACACGAAACTTAATTCTGTGGAATGAAATAGATTGCCATGAGTTAAATGACGTAACAAACTCACCCGTTATCTCACCAATCTCTCTCCATACGTTTGGTTTATCTTGATCGGTCTGGTATGCAATTTTCAGCCCAGCAGCATTCTGAGACGGCACGAAGAGCCCGTTAGCTCGCTTAGCATGTTCTTCGATGTCAAAGTTCATCCAGTTTGTTTGGAACTCAACAGGAATTGGAATACTACCCCAATCAGAACTAAGAACTGAGTTTTCTGTTGCTGGTTCGTATACATTAAATGTACCACCGTATAATGTTCCAGATGGTGCTCCAGTTGAATCTGTTGCTTGACCAAACATAAATACTGTAGGGAAAATTGTTTCTGTCCCTTGGTAATCATTTCCTGTATTTATTTGAGGGAACATTTGTGAGTCTGCACATGTTGGGAGAAAACCGAGAGAAGAAAATATTGTCCATACTTGTGTAGAAATTGTATATCTAATATAGTATGTTTTATCAGCTTGATACCCTTGTAGTTTATTACCAAGACAAAAGTATACGTGATCTTCATCAGACCAGCCGAAGACTTTTGATTGATACTGTGTATTTACTTTTTTAATAATGTCTCTAACCTTCACAGAAATCTCTTGTGGCTGTCCTCCTGGTTGTAAGAAAAAAACACCAGTTGGATGGTAGAAATAAAAACCATTCTTTGCTCTTACAATACCCTCCTGTGAATACGCACCAACGTAAGCAACGGGGGCGTTGTCCAGGTATGCTGTATTAAATACTTGGAATATCGCATTATGAGTGAATACATATAAACATCTTTGTGTCTTAATTAACCCGGTGAGCATGTCACCGTTTTCAGCAGGGATAACAATATACCCAGTACCACCAGTTGCTGAGTTTACACCTGATGCGAGCGCGATTGGGTCTGTATAGTATAACCGACACACGTTATCCAACGTGTCCGCCATCCATATTCTTTGGTCAAACCCAGCAGATATTAAATCTTTTCTTGTGGTAAAGCTTGTAGTAAGTGCGGTTGGTGCACCAGAACCTGTCGTGTATAAAGGTTGCCCACCAGTTGATGGCGGTGTAAGTATAAGCGCATTACCATAAATGTCGTATCTTGTTGCATAAGTTGTGTCAAGTATAGAACCAGAAGTTGTTACCGCCGCCCCACCTGGTGACGCAGCTATATAAAACACAGCACCAACTTGGTAACCAATATAAGGAACACAAGATGTACTCGGGTATTGTACACAACTCAAAACAGCTCCAGCTGGAGTTATACGTGAAACAAAAGGACCTCTGGTGGTCATCACACCAAGTGTGTCGTTGTGCATATTTTCAGCGTAACTAATAGCCGTCTTTGGTGAAACGTAATGACTTAGTACACCTTCCATAATGACACCTTCAGTTACCGGTTCTTCAGGAACGTCGTAATATTGTGTTGGTTTATTTGGATTTGGCATGTTACTGAATAATTATTTGTGACTGGCCTGTGTAAGGATTACCCATGATAACAGCCATACCGTTCATAAACTTCTTGTAGTCTTGGTCATCTTCACCGATAGAGTCATCACGACGTCGCTTGATAGCGAACTTGAGATAGTCTTTGTAGATGTCTCTGTAGTGTTCAGGAATGACATCTGAAAGGAACACGATGTCTTCTATCTTCTTGTAATAGTCGAGGTAGATATTCTTACCTTGTAGCCCAGCAGGAACTGGTCTATCGAACCACAACTTTGAGACACCTGATTGGTCATCAAACACCGTGAAGAAGTAAGGTGTGGAGAATGTTGAGTATGCCCAGCATTGTGTGCCAGCAGCGATGTTACGGGTGATGCCTGTACATCCACTAAGCGTATTAGTAAGTAGGTTGTTCGATGTGAAAGGTACAACGAGTATAGACTGTGTAGGGTCTTCTGTAGCAATCATAATACTACCAGTTGCGGGGAAGTCTCCTGTAGATGACAACACAATTGAGGTTGCTCCACTTAATGTAGCACCAACGGTTATCGAGTAACGGTTGAGGTATGCTCTCTGGTTCCATTCACGCTTATCAACGTACTTAATAGGAATGTTCGCAGCCACACTTTGACGTGCGTAACGAGCGGCGAGGAGAGTTCTATTAGTTTCATTGAAGTCAATGTTCGAAGGAAGTGTGACGAAGTTAGTCCCGGCAAGCATCTGGATTGGGTATTCGAAGCAGTGTCTCCACTCGTTGAGTCTTCCGTAACCAAATGACGTGTCAGCAATTCTACGAGCATCGTTAAGCGCTGAGATAAAGAAGTCATCCTTGAGGTCGGTGTTACCAACAGCCTTACGAACACTGAGTATGATACTAGCAGCAGTTGTTGGACCTAAATCGTTTTGTGATACACCAACACCACCGTTTGAGTAATCAGAATAGATACCTGTTACAGAGTTGTAGAATCTCTGTCGGTAGTATGTAGATGATGTACCAGTCGTGTCGTTGTATGATGTCTTGTCAGAACTCCACTGTAGAGGGATGGTCGCGATGACCGTAAAGGTACCGGTTGAGGTTGTAGAGGATTCGATAACAACCTTGTCATACGTTACCTGCTGTACTGGTTCACCTCGTGAATGAGCAAACGAACAACCTGATCCGGCGATAAGCGCCATCGTGAGAGTTGTACCTGTCTTGGAACTGATGGTTGGCATCAATTCAGCGTTTGATGTACCAATCATACCGAACACAACCAGACCGTTTGCTGTCGTAAACTGTTCAGTATTCTCAATAGAAAATACATTACTGTTAGCTACATGGTCCCTTGATAAATAAGAACTCCCTACTACTAATGATTGATTAACGATTATGTCCATATTAGAATGATATTAAATTACCTACACCCTTTTCTATATTAAATTTAGGGCCTGAGTTTGTAAAAGATGTTGAAGACGCTGAAGGAACAACTGCATTAGATGCAGAACTTGCTGATGATGCCCCAACACTATTGGTTGCCGTTGCTGTAAATGTATAACTTGTACCGTTAGTTAATCCAAGTACGGTGACCGTCCCAGGTGTTGGTGACGTTGCGGTAAGCGAGCCTGGTGTTGATGTTACTGTGTAAAGAGTAACGTCAGCTCCCCCGTCGTTTGTTGGCGCCCCAATACTTACACGCGCTGCCCCCTGTGTTGATTCCGCAAGTCCCATAGTTGGTGGTAGCGGTACCACAGCATTAGCGGTGTAGGCCAAGTTTGCTGGGTTCGTAATACCGTTAGAGTTAGTTGGTGTGAGGGTAATAGCCCCTGACTCCGTAGGTGTGATTGTAAATGTTTGAGCACTGGAAGTGCCAGACCATGTAAGTATAACTGGTGATAGTCCTGTACTACCGGCGCCTGATGGCGTCACGGTGAATGTCCCGTAATACGTTGAGTTTGGTGTTACGGTGAAGTTGGTAGAAGCGGATCTAACACTACCGCTAGATGGCCCAGTGAATGTGAATGATGTAGCAGCCACGAAAGGTGTTGCTGAATTACTTGCTGATGATTCTGATGAGTTACCGATAGCATTGGTTGCTCTCGCTGTGAATGTATATGGTGTACCATTAGTAAGACCTGATACAACTATCGGGGATGATGTTCCCGTGTTAGCGAAACTTCCTGGAGTTGAGATGACTCTGTATTGTGTAATAGCAGATCCGCCGTCTGATGTTGGTACTATAAATGTTACAGAAGCGCTCGCGTTAGCTGGTGTTGCTGTTCCTATTGTTGGAGCATTTGGTACTACTGCGTTTGCGGTGTATGACAATGCAGCTGGGTTGTTGATACCAGCTGTGTTTGTTACCGTGAGTGTAATTGCCCCTGATGTAAGTGGTGTTATGGTGAATGTCTGTGCGGCTGATGACGCTGTGTATGTCAGTGTGGATGCGGACATGCCAACACTACCTGCTCCCGTGGGGGTGATTGTGACAGTACCGGTGATAGCAACATCTGGTGTGTATGTAAAGTCAGTTGATGCAGCGTTTACGTTACCTGAACCAGGACCAGAAAACGTTGCTCCGATGTATGGTTTGATTGAGTACATTACTGAGCTGAACCAACCTGTAGAAGATGACCAGTTTGTTACAAGGCTATAATTTGCTGGTGTTGCTTTTGCACCGTTTGAATCTAAGATACTGGATACGGCCGTAGATGTGAGCACTACTGATTGTCTTAATGTTGTACCAGCACCAGCTGTGTGTGTTCGTGTTGAGTTGCCGGACCCTTTTATAAAAGTAGTAATCCAGGCATTGGCTGTTATTGTATTAATATAATCGGTTTGCACAGACACATTGTTCCCATTAGTCTGATTTGTTGCATAAGCTTCTGCTTGTATTGGGTCTACACCATTGTAAACAACTGCCGCTATCGCCTCGGTTGCATTGGTAACTACAGATAATGTTTTTGTCCCAGTTGATGGATTTGCAAGACCCCAGACACTTACATTGGGAATGTAGTTAAAACCTAGATTGTAAGTAATAACATTCTGATTTAGCTTTGTAAGAGAAACACTGTCGAAAGTAATAGCTGTAACATCAGCACCAGAAACAACAAAAAGATAACGATTTGCTGTTGAAGCAACCGTTATGTTTTGATTTGTGGTGCCTGTGTTTGCTTGAAAACTTACTGACGTGTCATAAGCGATGGCCATATTGTACTATTATACAATAAAACCAGATGTATGTCAATTTACTTCTTTATACAAGTAGCAATGATATCCTGCGCTGCACCCTTTTCCTTTTGTAACGCTGACATCTGGTATTCCTGATTTCTGGTTAGGAGGTCTTGTCTGAGAGAATACCCCCACGTACAAGCGAGGTCACATGTGTACCCTTTCTTGTTCCATAAGATGTCGGTGTGTGGAGCCTGTGTAGCTCTCCAGTTTTTATCGAGGTAGTAGAATCCCATCTCAGAAAACGGTTCACAGTGAGTAGGGTCACCGTAGTAGCGTTCTGATGCCCAGTGAGGGAATACGAGGTGCGCCTTAGAGCCCTTCTTAAGGACACGGTGTAGTTCATTAAAGAAGTGTACACGCTCCCACTTACCGTTGTAGTTTGTGAGGTGTTCTATAAAGTGAGTACAGTTTATCTCATCTACTGAGTCATCTTTCCAGGGCCACTTTTCTTTACCGAGGTCGCATACGATGTCCACACCTTTCATCTTGTACTTGTCTACTCCGATGAAGCCTTCTTTTTTATTAGGGCCACTTCCCAAATCAAGTTGTACTAATTTAATTTCTTTTGTTTTTTTAGCCATAGTTATTTAGTTTTAGTTCTTTTACCGTGTTTATAATTAGGATTTTTATCTCCTACTGGATGCCAATCTCTTCCTTTTGCGTGTCTGTCAGCGATATTTTCTAATTGTGTTCCAAGAAATAAATGTTCAGGATTCACACAACTTCGGTTATCACATTTATGACATACACATAATCCATCTGCTATGTTACCGTAGTGGAGTATCCAAGAAACTCGATGTGCCGATTTAGCTGTATTATCTATTTTAATGTGTCCATAGCCACGTGAATTTCTTGCACCAAACCATACCCAACAGCCAGTTATTTCATTCTTTTCAATTTTGTTAAAAAATCTTTCCATATAGTTGGTCATTACTAGGCTACCAGACTATGTCATCTTGCACAGAATAATGCCCCACTTTAATAGATGTGTCTACCGCAGTACGATAGCCATACTTCTTCGCGTCCCCCCAGAAGTAGAGATCCTGCGTGCCAACGCCTTCTGCTCCTGCAATTGTTTTAAACATAGGCCTTCGCAGTTTCTTGTCCTTAAACATCTTCATCCTCCATAGGTGGAAGCCCATAGAAGAACCATTACATTCCATGACTGTGTCTGGTACTGGAACAAGTGGTCTGAAGTTCAGCACCGGGTCCTTAGGGTCCCCCCAGATGTGAGCACATCCACCATCACCCTTACAGAAATATAACCCACCAATACAATCGTATTCTGGGTACTTGTCCATGTCAGCGAGTAGCTTAAGCACACCATCTGCTGGTGGCATGTTATCACTCTCGATTGTTAATATGTATTCCCACTGTGAGAGTTCAGGATGCGCAAGCACACCCTCGATTGCTTCGCTGTATGCCGCACCAACCTCTGCACCTATTGCTAATATTCTTACCACTCCGTTGTTAGGAGGGAAGATAAGATTCCAATGTGATAGCGCTACTTTAGCGGATATCATATTGGCTGTCGGTAAAATTACGACAATCCTTTGCTTGCGCCACGAACCTTCTTTTGTTAATCGCTCGTTGGTCTTCTTCAGATCCATTGAGTGTTTACCCCCGTTGTCCATCATTATTAATTCTGCCATAAAAAAATTATAGCATGTAATGTGTATTATTAAAATGTGTATAACTAGCTAACTGAAACAAACATGTTAGTCGTCGCACATGATGGAGTTGTTGCAACCATTGTCCACGTGCCGCTTTCTTTGAAAGTATATATAGTATTACCACCACTAGTTGTTTTTGTGTTTGATGCCCCTGTGAAAGTTGAGCTGTCCGATACACCCGTTGAACCATTTGTAGGGAAAGCGATGATGACAATACCGGAGCCACCAGCTCCAAACGTGTTTCCAGCTCCACCACCACCTCCAGTATTTGCTGTACCAGCCACGCCAACACCAGATGCTCCATATTGTCCTTGTCCACCTCCGCCGGCGCCACCACTACAGTTTGTGGTTCCGTCATAGTTAGAACCACCTCCACCACCTCCATAGGTCACAGAAGCACCTGAAATGGAATTAGCTGTACCAGCACCACCCGCACTATTAGAAGCGGCGCCACCTGAGCTTGTTCCAACAGCAGACGTTCCTCCACCCCCTCCACCATAGTAAGAACCACCAGAAGCTGAAGCCCCCCCGTTGAATCCTTGGCTCCCTGTTCCCCCAGCTTTTGATGTAGCAGCTCCACCACCGCCACCTCCACAACCCCCATCTCTACCAACCACATATTCACCACCACCACCTCCCCCTGTAGCTGTTATTGTATCAAAAGAAGAACTTGATCCGTCCGCTGCAATTGTAGTCCCACCGGGTCCTACTGTAATTGTGTACACCTGGGGGGTTACGGTAAAAGATGCGTTGGCTTGATATCCCCCAGCGCCACCTCCACCACCACCTCTTCCGGAGCCAGCTCCACCTCCACCCTGTACTAATGTATTTACTGTTGCCATATTATGCGATTATGTATCCACTTATTCTGGTTGAGGCTGCTGCCGCGGTGTAATCTATTGTTATTGTAATATGGTCAACCGCACAAGACCCAGCAACCTTAAAACCTGGCCTCTCGGCGGAGATGACAAAACCAAACGTTGAAGAATTTATATCTGCATCTGTCCAGGTTTCCCCCCACAAATCTGATGAACTACCATAAGTGTAAGATGTGTCTGACGCCCCCCATGCCCCAGCTTTTGCTCTATCTGTTGCGCCAATTGTGCCTCCTTTTACTATTCTTACTTTGTAGTCATCAGAACCACTGGCCTGCTTTTCTACATTAACAGTAATCCCATTTATAGTTGCCCCAGATGGTATTGAAAACCCGAAGTTGGTTGCTTTAAGGTATTGTGTAGTTAGCTCAACCCCGACCATTGTTGTTGATGCTCTTGTATCATCACTCGCTGTTATGTTTCCAGGGTTAGTCCAAGCCCTTTCGCCAACACTGGCATCATTTGCTCCGGTCCCCGCTGAATTTGGTCCTGCTGTTGCCATATTATAAATTTTCTAACTTAAACCTATAAAGAGACGGTTCGACCATAGAAGCTGCTGCTTGAACATCAATCGGAATACCAAAATTATTTTTTAGTTTAGCAAACTCAATGAGTGGATTTTTCACAACCTGTGCAAAATTAACTTGAACAAATGACATATCTTGACGTGTGGCAAGCTCACTCAATATATTAGGTATTAAAGTTTCTGAATTTTCCACGTTTCGCTGCTCCCTTCCAACATCTTTACCGCTTGTCATTTTTGAAAGTGAGGCCAGTATTTCATTTTTATCTCTCCTCATAAAAATGATTTTGTAATTAGCTGGTGGCAACTTACTAATATCTGTTAGATATATTTTAACAACTTTCCCTTTCATTTTTTCAACAAAATTCCCATCTTCAAGAATCCCTGGGGGTGCTTGGTAAAATCCATTTGGATTCGGTGAATACCCATCACTTCCAAACCATTCTTCTAATGTGCTGTCCATTGTTTTATCACAAACGGCTTCTATACCTCCAGCTTCAAGACACCTCATCATCATTGACGAGCCTGAGCGGTGCAAACTGGTTACTATATAAATTGTTTCATTGTTCATATGGATAATCTTTACCTTCTTTCCCACCTTCTAGGTAGATGAACCGGCATCTTGTAATTCTCTGCACCTCTTTTCGTAGGTCACGGTAAGGACAGATGGTTGCTACGATGACATCAAAACCTTGGTCTTCTAGCTCCTTAGCCATTCTAGCGACACGCATGTTATGCTCCCACCTATCCTCCTTTGCAAACCCCATCCCTGGCCACACGTTTCTCATGGCATCTCCATCAAGGAGAACTTCATGTTTACGCATCCTCTTGGCCAAGGTTGTTTTTCCTGACCAGCTATTTCCCGTTATCCAAGTTATCATATATGTTTTTTAATTATTGTTTTCCATATATGCTCAAATATATAATATTGGAGCAACTTAATAAGTTCTATACTTAGTGACATTTTTAATGCTGACTCCATGTCTTTAGTTATTGCTAAGGATATTGTAATCAGGATTACTAATGAATAAACTCGATATATAATTGTTTTAGCAAATATCATAGTTCCCCATTAGCTCGTAATTTCTCACGTTCCTTGGTTCCTGAAATAGCTTCTGTTGCATCGTCTAGCTTAAGCTGACGCACACCCCATCCCACTTCTCTACCGTATACAACTTCTTCGATGTCTGGGATAACCATAATTCTTACAAGGTCTTCGTTAGGGAATACTTCACGAATCCTTGACCAACGTTCTTCTACTGAGAACGGGTCTTTATCACACACCGGAGTATCTCGTATTGCTACAAGAACTTTCTTACCTTCATCAAGAACTGTTTGGATTAGTTGCTTGTGTCCATCGTGGAACGGTTGCCATCGCCCGATAAATAGTGATCTTTTCATAATTATGCTATAGTAATTTCTAATTCAAATATTATCTTTGTAGCCGCAGATACAGCAGATATATTAAATGCTAGTATATCATTAGCAGTGACGGTTGTGCTAGTGAAATCTGTTACAGTTGTACTTCTGACCACTGTCCCGGATGAGATTGCAACTCCTGATGTAGAAATTGTATCTGACACAGTAGGGATTGCAGTACCAGCAGCCTTCTTCCATGTAGTGACCGTACACGTTCCCGTATCTACTATTATACTATATGCAGATATGGTTCCTGCATATGGGCAAGCGATGTAGAACTTTGATCCACTTGCAACAGCTGAACCCGCACCATCAAAGATACCAACGAGTGTGATTTTATTCTGTGCGGGACCAATGTTAAGTTGTAGACCATTACTGTTAAATGTTGCAGTAGCTCTTGTCCCCGTGAATCCAATACCGGCGTAGCCTGAGTTGTTGATTGAGATACCAGAAGAGTTAGCTGTCCATGTAATATTGGTGCCTGCTGTATTAAGACCAATGAAGTTAGATCCGGCATTACTTACCATGGCCGTCGTAAGATAGTTTGTGGCTACCGTTGCATATACCCCTTGTGTGCCTGTTGAGAACGATACGCCATTAGAGTTAGCAAATGTAATAGCATTACTCTGGAATGTTCCGTTAGCAGCACTTACGGTCATGGTGTTACCACCTGCGCCAGGAGCTGCAACAGACAACGACATTCCGTTTGAGAACATTGTCCCTGAGATATTAGTACCACCAATAGAAGCTGAGCTGTTTCCCATTATCCATAGCTGTGACTGTGAACCTGACTGCATAGCTGTCGTCAAGTAAGCACCGGGTGCTTGAGCTGTGGTGAGATATGGTGGCACCGCGAGTGTCATTCCGGCTGTGTTGTGAGTACCAACGACTACAGAACCGTTTGTTGTCGTTGTTGCAAATCCTGTCTTAGCAAAGACACTAGAAGAAGCGGACTGCATAGCAGTGGTTAAGAAAGCTGGGAAGTTCAATGAGAGGCCTGAGCTGTTGTTTGTCATTGACACTCCGTTTGCTGTGATGGCTGAGTTAAGGCCTACGAAGTTTGAACCAGCGTTAGAAACCATGGCTGTAGTCAAATACGCACCGGGGGATTGAGCTGTCGTAAGGAACGCTGGGAAGTTAAGTGAAAGACCAGATGAGTTGGCTGTCATCGAGACACCATTCGCTGTTAATGCGGTATTGGTACCCATGAAATCACTACCGCGATTAGAGGCCATGGCAGTAGTTAAGTACGCACCCTGTGATTGGTAGTTAGTAGCTACTGTTGCATACACCTTTGAAGCAGTGTCGAGTGACCATGATACCCCGTTTGAATTCACGAAGTTAATGGCAGACATGTTACTTGATGTCGTACCTCCAGACACATTGATATTGGAGATTGTTGCTGCGTTACTCTGCATTGCTGTTGTGATGTAGTTACCAACTGAGATAGATAAGCCGTTTGACTGTAGAGTGACAGAAGCGTTCGTAGCACCAGTTGTACCGGTGTTGAGGAACAGCGAACCAGCGTTAGACGCCATCGCTGTTGTTA